ATGAGTACAGCAGACCAGACAGATGCCATGCTTTCTACACAGTCTGCACCTAATGCTAATTTACAATCCCTCGGTATAAAACCCTAACTAATCTCTACAACATCCATATTATCAGTGCGCTGTGCCATTTTACTAGCGGCATAGCGCATTTTTTGTGCCGCCTCTTTGATAAAGTCACGGCTATCTTTACTGATTTTATAATCATTACTGGCCAGTATAGGTATAGCATGTTGGTCAATCATGTCGTCAGACAACTCATCCCATGTGTACTCACTAAATGAAGTCTCAGCCTCTTCACCGGATATAGTTACACCGATGCCCTGCTTGGTGATGCTGAGGTGCACATCCAGTTCACTGTGTACTGATAGCGTCTTCATTGATGGCATTTTCATTTTCCTTAAAAGCCTTTATTACATCAGATGAAAATAGCTTCTGTATATTTAGAAGATACATCTGAGATGCGTAGTTGTCGCCGCCCTTGACTGTTTTCTTGTAGTCAAGATTAGCAATAATTCTTTTTAGTGACTCGGTGCTAAACACAAGTGTAGCAAAGGTATCATCACCGATGCACAGATTGTGGAACCAGTAGTCAGCTTCTGTGGCAGCGATGCCACTTGGCTTGCCGTACGATTGGTACTCAATCGCAATATTTCCGGTACGTGCCCACATATCCCTTTCTGATTTCACCTCAATCTTTTTATTCTGAAGCATGTCAGCGATACGCTGTTCACGAACTTTGCCATATTGCAAGTCTAAATCAAACTTTTTACGGTCTTTTTTTACTGGTTCTAATTTTTGCATTTATTCCGAAGCCTTTTCTGGTTCTTCTTCTTTTACAGACTGAAGAAGCTGTGAAGAAAATACCTCATGCGCCACTTTAATCTGTTCCAACTCAAACCTAGCTTTAACAATTTTAGCGTTTAGACTACGGATTTGATTGACCATATACTGTTGAGCATCTTCCAACTCAACGTAAGGATATTCGGTACCATTAATGGTAATTATGTCTTCTTTATCTGACACAGTGTGCTCCTAAAATAATTCTAATTGGTTACTTACTAGGTCATCTAGTAATGGTGGCTTGTAGTTCGGCCCCTTCATGACTTTTCCTTCGTCATTCTTGATAGCTTTACCATCAACCATTTTGCTCATATTTGATGCGTGTATCCTATCAAAAGCCCTAGATATTGGCAATCCAAAAGTTACAGCAAAGCCAGAAGCTACGTACATAACGTCGCCTAGTTCTTTTAATATATTTGCACGCAACTCATGTGAAACCTCTGCGGTATCGCCCAGTTCTTTAACTGCAGTCACAACCTCGTCACGTAGCTCTCTTACTTCTTCATCAATGAAGGACATACGTAACATTAGTTCTTTGCTGGACATCGGAATATCAATAGGCTGTTCCATAGCTTCTTGAAACCTCCGCACTTGATTTTCTCTGGCGTTCATCGTGCTTGAATCCTTTTAAAGTTTTGGAAATAGCTAAGGTTATAGCCGCGCTGCCACTCTTTACCCCTAAAGGAATCTACAGAGTAAGGATTGGCGGCACTGTGGTAGAACTTACCAACCTTTTCAATATGACTAAAAGCTTTACGCCCCTCATGATAAAACCTATCCACTGCTTTATTTTTAGACATTGCTTCCTCACCCTGCTGAAATATCTACAATCTCACATACGCCGGCAGTACATGCTAATTCACGTCCACCTGATGTAGTATCTTCTTTTTCAAAGTCTTGTAGCTTAGACCAATTAACGTGCTTAGGCATTTTAGTCAAGAACTTTTTGTATTGGTCTTCATCAATGTCCTGATAAGGGGCTTGCTGATATGTGTGCTCACTAAATGGTAGGAAGCTGATACCGCTAACCTCATCAAAATGTTCGTAAACCCAAGCACCTACATCCATCCATTCGTTTTCCTTCACAGAAATTGTTACGCTAGGCTTATGTTCGCACCAGTGGCGCTGATATGTAAGCCACAACTCTAGTTGTTCAATGGCAGTCATAGCAGTGCGTGTTACTGCACCTTTAGGCGACTTCATAGGAAAGCTAAACACTGTGGTGCTGTCAGGCTTCATTACATCAGGCTCTGCGGGTATGCCTTCAGAAACTAAAAACTGTGTGAGTGGGTCTTTGTTGTCACCGCGTACAGTACGAATGTAATAAGGATTGTGCCTCGCATGAATGCCGCTGGCAGCATCGGTGAGTTGTGATACGGTGCCGCTAGGCTTTACGCACGTAACTGCAGTGGACTGCGGTATCTTTAGCTTTGTAGCAAACGATGCATTTGTCTGTACTGCTGTATCACGTAACATTTCAAGCATCACTTCTAGCTTATCACTTGGAGTCGCAGTCAGTGTGCTATCCATGATACCAGTCAGTGACACGCCAAGCAGTCTTTCCTCTTCAGTATTCTTCTTCCACACATGGCGCAGATACTTAAAGTTAGTCAAAGTGGACTGGAATGTGCCTAGAATGGTGGCAAGACGCACCTTGGTCTTTAGCACCTCAATGGTATCACTTTCACGCACCACTACCTCTGACAAATTACAGAACTGGTATGGGCGTAAGATTATCTCACTGCAAGGGTTGCAGCCGAAGTCATGGTCTGTCTCACGTCTACCATTCTTAGCCGCTTGCTTAATAGCTGATTGGCGATTAAATATTCCACGCTCACCGGACTTACTGTCATACAATGACAACCATTCACGCATAAACGTGCCCATCTCAGGCTTATTTTTGTAGGCTACAGAGTTATTAGCTAGAGCACGTTGCCCTTCATTCTCCCACCATTGGCCTGACTTAGCATGAGCCATCTGGTCATCATTAAGATTAGACAATGAAATCAATGCACTGCGGCGTACACCGCCAACGACTACAACTTCACCAATCTTGCACATAATATCATGGCACTCAATCGGGTAGAGCCTACGTCCTGCCGCACCTTTAAACTTCTGTACAACGAACTCAAACAACTCAACCAATGGCTGTGGGCCTGATGCCCTTCCGCCAAATGTTTTAAGTCTAGCACCAGCAGGTCGCACATCTGACACATCCCACTTAGGAATTTGCCCTGTGTACAGCATAGCAATAAGTTCTTTAAGAGACTTCGACCACCCAGGTCGGCTGTCGCCAACTTTAATTATGGTGTCTGTGCTGTGAAATTCTTCCGCTACGGTGGGTAGCTTTTCAATACAGTGGCGTTCAACTGAGAAGCCTACCCCTGTACCACACATAAGAATGTACATAGTCTCGTCAAACGCACGTGGGCTATCTACCGGCACGTATGAACAATTATATCCACCTACGTGACAACGGTCTAAGGCTGGCCCTGATGTCATCAATGCTCTCATGCTAGGCATAATGGACTGACTTAGCACAGCATCTTCTAACTCACTTCTCAGTGCAGGTTGTAACTTATAACCGTGTTTATTATACAAATGGTCAGCCATATAATCAAAATATCTGGATACAGTTTCACCCCAAGTCTCCCGACGTTGTTCGTCTTCTTTCCATCTCGCGTAGCGAGACAGAGCAATAAAATTCTGATAATCTGTTGGTAATTGGTTATTCATGTGCCATCCTCACGCTAATTCTAGCAGGTTTGATACCCTCGACATCAAACAATAAGTCTTCTAAATATTCTTTCAAAGTATCAGAAATTTCATCAACGTCAACGTTAAACTCATCTAAATCAATAGAAGCAGATATTGTAATGCTAGCTCTTATCTTCCTGCTCATTTTCTAGTTCCAAAATTAACCGGTCTAAATAAAACCGTGCTTTCCGCAAGTCCTCTATAGACTTGCCTTTGTAGCGTTCTCGCCACGTGTATTTGAGGGTATTACCTTTGCAATACCCCCTAAATTCTTCTGTAGTCAAAGCAGCTTTGATGGCCTCAATGCACTCAATCCCATTCTTTTTGTAGTGGGGTGGGTTGTTAACCATGTCTACTTCTTTAAGTTTGCGCTTCATATAATGCTCATGCCTTTCCATATTAATCACACGAACTCATACGAGACATAATAGCTACGTATTTACCTTTTTCATCAGTAAAGGTTTGCATAACTCTAGTATCATATCCCACGAATGGATAGCTTCTTTTATAACGCTCAATATCTTCTTGCAATTCTGCTTCGCTATCCGCGGCAAGTCTTATACGTACATCTTCAGCCATTTTTTGCTACCTTTATGATGTTATAGTTTGTTTTCACTTTCCTTTTGTATAACACGCAACAAGTCCACACGGTCTTGATGCACAGCTATTTTATCCAGCTCACCTTGAATAGCTTCAAGTATATCTGAATGCTCTCCAATGCCCACTGGATTCTTTAAATATACCATAATGTTTGTCTTATGCAAAGCAATGTTGCCTTGTGCATGCAACTGCAGCGCCTTAATTATATCAACCATTTAATGCTCCGTTATAGTTATATCTTTACCATCAGTGAGGCTTTCCTCACCAAGCTCTAGCACCGCTTCAGTATCTACAGTGGCTTGGTATGCCATACCTCGTGTTAGCAGTGTGTAAAATACTAAGTCTTCTTTATGCATGTCATCCAAAGGATGATGATATATTTCAATTCCAAAGCCATCGTTTCCATCTTCATGGCGTACGACAACGGCAGAATCACCTGGATTTAAGTTTACTGGGTTTTTTTCTGACATACGGCTACCTTTATAAAATGCTCTGCATCTACAACAGCAAGAGGCTTCTTGTGGTTCATTTTTACAATCAACAAAGGTTCTCCACCGGAGTCATGGCTAATTGCCTGTTCATAATAATTATAGAGTGTAGTCATACGTTCTGTGTTCTTACACTCTATGTCATACGGAAATTGCACGTAAGCGGCAGTTGACATCTGCACATCAACGCCATTGACCCCCATAGGCGTAGACCGCACATCAAGGGATGTTACTTTCTTTAAAATACTGAGCAACTGCTCGGCTACCCAGTTTTGCAATTTACGTCCCTTCGCTTTCGCTGACCTCACCGACAT